GCGCGGCCTTTTTCAGTCAAGCCAGCACCCTTGGACGCAGGCAGTTTCTCGCCACGACCGACAGAGAGGGAAACACTTTTTTTCGTTGCCATCACGAACCCATCCATGAATTTGTGGCAGCACCGTTTTGAGCGTTGCGCCTAGTGAGTGGTTGCTCAGTGTACTCTCTATGAGCCACAGGAAACGCAAAAGTCACACAAATAGCATCTGCCGCATCAGGCGATGCAAGGCCTCTTGCTTTCATGTCCTTCTTGCTCTCCAAGAAAATTGTACCCCTAGAATCTGGCTTGATCATAGGCGAAACCAAATCAGTCTTCAAGAACCTGTCTTTGGGAATACTGGCAGATCTCAGCCAGTCCTTCATCTTGCCCCACATCTCAGCACGTTTATTGCCATACATGATGGGGTTCGAACTCTTGTTGCCAAAGTTGACACCCTTGATCTTGTAGCGTTGCTCTTTCAGCCGGTCCACGATGCCAGCGCCAAGACCTCCCTCGTCGATGACAACTAGGGCAGGCTTGAACTCCTCGATGGCCTCAATGATGTGCCCCACCACCGTCATCGTGTCATCACCCCTGTGCCGGTCAATTCTCACAATGTCTCGGCCTTGGCGAATAGCAATCACCGTGGCATCGGCGCCAAAGCGTGCTGGGTCAACCCCCACAATGATGGGCGCTGTCTGATCCTTGTACTTGGCCCTGCTCATCGCCTCATCCACAATGTTTGACGGAATAAACTGGTCATCGCCAGCATTGGGAAACTGCCCGTAAACCTCAACGTGAGCCTGGCTTGAGTCAGGGCCATACTCGTCAATGATGTTCTGGTACACAGCCTTGTCCGTGCCTTCTACCGTCCTGGCGTCCACCACCTTGGTTTGCCAGAACTCACGCTTGCTGTGAAACGTCTCGTAGAAGTACCCGGTGTTGCGCCGTGGGTTAGAAAACGCCAGCCAGAAGCGGTTCGGTGTGTTTTCTGTAAAGAAACCAGCCGTCACCGCCCAGATGGCGTCGTCAATACCGCTGGCCTCATCGAAGATCACCATCACGCCGTCAAAGTTGTGGACACCCGCGTAGGCGTCTGGGTTCTCGGCTGACCACAGCCGCCCCTCGACGCCCCAGTAACGTGTGCCCTTCTTCAGGTCGCGCTCGACCAGCTCGGTCAGCCACTTGGCTGGCATCAGCCTGGTGGCGCTCACTTCGAACCAATGGCTGTTCAGTGACATAGCCAGCCACTTGGTAATCTCGGCCCATGTGATCGACCGTAATTGGCTTTCTGAGTTAGCCGACACGATGGTAGTAGAGCCGATGCGTGTAGACAGCATCCAAATCACGATCCATGAGACCAACGCCGACTTGCCAATACCGCGTCCTGATGAGACTGCGTGGCGTAGGGTGTTGAAGTCCAGCTTGCCTTTGTTCTGCTTGATGTGGTCGCCGATCTGCTGAAGCACCTCGCGCTGCCATTTGCGCGGTCCGTTGAAGTGTTCCAGCGGCGTGCCCTTGACGCCCCACGGGAACGTGTACAGCACAAACGCCAGTGGGTTGTCCTTGTACTGTGGTGACCAGAGCCTGGCCATCAACTCTTGTTCGTCTTCAGCAGAATAGATGGTGGTTTGCATCAGGCGCTTTGTTTATGTGGGGCCAGCCGCGCTTGCAGTGCTGGTTGCGGTTCGTGGGCAATAACGTCCACCACGTCTGCTGCTCGGCGCTCGGCTTCGGCCAGCGCACCAAGAATACTGATCTGTTGGTTGACATCGACTGTGATGGCCTGCTTGGCCACCCAGCCGTGGACGTTTTGCAGGATAGCCAGTGCTGCCTTAGCGTCGCCCTCTTCGGCTGCTTTGTGCAACTGCTTAGACGCCAGCAGCTCCCCGTCGGCGCGGCCTTTTTGTTCGGCCAACTGCGCCACTCTATCCAACTCGCACAACTGCCGGTAGGCGGTGGGCACCATGCCTGCTGCGAGCGCCAGGTTGTCGCCCTTCAACCCGAGCTTGGCTGCGTCATAGATGCGGTTAAGCACCGCTTCTGTGGCGCGTATTTCGTTGATGACAAGTGGCAGTGAATGGAAACTCATATGTGTATGGCCGCGTGGATGCGTGCGTGCATCTTATATTAAAAAATAAAAAATTGTTCGTGAACGCTACGCTACCGACTGGCCCATCGCCCGGCCCTACCCCACCCCCCTCTAGCAAAAATGTCTTATGTTAAGTGTGGGTTATGGTGACTGCTCACGCCAGTCAGCACGCCGCTTCATGCCACTACTGTATGCCCATCCACCACTGTATAAACTTTATGCGTGAGTCATTGTGGGTCATTGTTTTGAAGTCAGTGAACGCATACATAAATGCGAGGGGGAAAGAGGCGCGGGTGCAAAGTGTGGGTGGTTGTGGGCAGTTTGAGCGCCGTTTTAAATCGCAGCGCCGCTTTAATCCTACGGATACGCTTACAGTATTTATAACAATATAACTTTTCAGTAAACTAGAAAACCATAACTCACAATAACCCACAAGCTAGCCAAACGCTTATTGCATAAGGCCTCAAGCGTTCCCCATTGATCGGCAACGCCGCCACCCCCCAACGCTCACATTCACCCACAAACGCCTGTTACAAACTGTTACAAGTTCTTTTACATGAAACGCTTGACAGTGGGCGGAAATCACTTACACTAGATACATCAACAACCAACCACCCACAAAGGTACTGTATATGAGCAAAGAAATCTTGATTTACGGCCTACCAAAAGGCGAGACCCGCGACTACATGGAAGACTTGCTTGCATGTTTTCCCGTAACAGACAAAGCCGCGCAAAACGTAGAAGCCGTCAAAGCCGCCGCCAGCGCCGCCGGGTTTCATTCGTTCCGCATTGCCGGGTTCGTTCCTGGTACTAAGCCTAACTTTGCAAAGGCGGTGAACGTATGAAAACCGCATCTTGGATCATCGTCAACAAAGCAACCCGCGCAGCGGTGTTTGAGACGTTCAACGAAAACACCGCGAAGGCGGTCAACGCCCGTTTGTATGAGGCGATCCCCGCGCTTCAATACTTGCAACAACTTAACCGCAACATCAAAGAGGCCCAAAAATGAAACTATCCGAAATCCTTGACGCCCTGCTTTTCGCAGCGTGCATCGCTGCACCGTTCGCCGCCTTTTTCTATTTCTATGGAGCTTGACATCATGTACCTTAACCGCCACCGCGCCACCTACACCTCAACACTGCCCAAGATCACCGAGATTGAAGAAAAGACAGCCGATATCTGGCTGTCCCTCGGCACCATTTGGGTGACTGACATTGGTCAAGAAAACACCTATTACATAGACCAGTTTGACAACCAATTTTTCTGCAAAAACTACCCCAACTGAAAAGGACTGACACCATGAAATACTATGTAACCATGACCGACAAATTTATGTCAGGCTGGGGCGCTGCCCAAGGCAAGACCAATAAACTGATCATCGAATGTGAGACTTGGCAACAAGCTGAACAAATCGAACGGGCAGCGCACAATCGCTCGGAGATGCGCTACATCAACATTCGCACCACCAAACCCCGCTATAAGTCCAATGTCCTTGAGTCTTGGAAAGTTTGGGGCGACTTGGGCACAGTCTGGACAGGGGGCCTGCAATGAGCAATACACCCCTCGAATGGCAAGCCCTTTGGGATGCAATGGACGCGAATCCAAACGCCTGGATTCCCACCACCGAAGCCATGTATTGGCAAATGCTGGAAGTTTTGCCGCCAGAAAAGATGATTGGGCACAATTTTTTAGTTGGCGAAGCATCGAACCACAACAGCCAAGGCGAAGCGGTCTATTCGTGCTTCACCAAGTTCGGCGACACCTACAAGGCCAAAAATCTGACAGTCGCTGAGTTCATGCTTGAGCATGGACACATTCCCGCCCGTGAATTACGTTAAACCAAAGGAGCAAACACCATGAAATATTTTATTGATGGAAACAATGGAAAATTTGTATCAGACACCTATGAGGGCGCATTGTGCCGCGCTGCGACCATGATTTATTTCGGTCAAGGGCAGATCGCAAACTTTCGCAAAACACTCGAACAAGGCGAAGAATTAACCATTACATATGGGTTTAAATCCGTGACCATCACGCCAGAAAAGGATTAAACCATGATCGACTTACTCAAACTCCCCGCCAGTGATGCCGAGCGCATCGCATACGCTGAGGGCTTCACGATGGCGGCTGAACTGTTCGCCCGCATCGCTGAACTTGAGGCGGCAAACGAATCACTCACCGAAGAACTCGAACAGTGCCAAATTGACCTCCGCGCCGCCAAACATGATCGGGCGTATGGGGGTGAATTATGAGCAGTTGGCGTGACGACCTCGACTTGGAACCCAACACCCACCCCACCATCGCGCACGCCTTGCACGCATTGCGATGGCCATTCCCGCCACCATCCGGCCCAACACCTTGGACACCCGCGCAAGAGCGCGAACACGCCAAGCAGCAGCGTGAGCAATTGCCGGGGGCCCCACTATGATGGCACTGGCGGCAGTAGTTGCCGCGCTGCTTGCAGTCCTATTGAAGATATAAAAAAGGGCCCTTAACGGGCCCTTCTTCATTTGACCCTCATGAGGGTCGTTTTATTTTCAGGTTGCACCAGATCGCGCAACTCTGACCGGGTTTTGTTAACCATGTCCGGTGCAGCGTAAATGTGCTTCTTAGTGGTGTTGGCCCTTGACTTGAGCAAACCCATGTCAACCCAGCCAGCCTCACGGAAAGCGTGCATCAGCGCCGCCACGGGTAACTTCATACCCTGAGGGGCTTGGCCCGTCAAACGGTCACACAGCGCCTGCCACGGGCCACCCACAGCGCCAGCATTGAACTCGCCCGAACGCGCACGCATCAACTCAGTCAAGAACGACTCAGCGCCACTCATGCCCGACTCGATCATGATGGATTTTGCGTCAGTCATGAAGGGCGACTCACCAGGGTTGAACGCTGACACGTCACGCTGGTGCAACCAAGCCGCGACACAAGCAAAGCCGCCAGCGTGATACCAGTCAAACAACTGTTTGCCCTCACCCAAGCCCATGCGGCCAACAGCCGAGCGCACCACGAACCAGCGCCGATCATCTGAGGGCAGCGTGATAGGGATCGACTCATTGGAAAACGCCAGCACGAACAGGCGGTTCAGGGCTTGGTAGGGGTGCTGGCCCTTGCGGTTCACGGTCAGGTACTCGGGAGGGGCGGCGATGATAGGTTTCAGGTGGTTCTCAAGCGCCCTACGGTCACGGGCTTCGGCTTGGCGCAACTCTTGGAAAACCAGCATCTCGCGCTCATAAGAGTAACCCCACTGGCTCATGATGTCGGCGTTTTGAATGTTCTCCACGTTGAGCGAAGTGCCACCATCAATGGCCCACTGCATAGGGAGCCACATCAAGTCCTTACCCGCGCCAGGTACGCCAATGTGCAAAACAGCGTGGTTGATCTTCTTGCTAGGGTGCTGCACCTTGAACGCCATAACGTCAAGGACGTGCTGACGCTCGCGGTCGTCAGGCAACAGGCGCTCAACATGGTCAAGCCAACGCTCAACGCCAGTGGGCGACACGCCGGACACATCAGGCCGCGCATCGCGCCACTGATTGCCATAGACAAGCCCATCACGAGCGCAAAGGATCGTCTCGCCCGCTGCATAGGTCAGGCCAGCCAAGACGTGAGCGCCTTTTTCTTGCCTGTTCTCGTCATAGCAGATCGACGCTTCAATCTTACGCAGGGTGTGGATTGATTTGCAAGAGACGTGCCGAAAAGTAGCGTTAAACGCACCCCGCGACAGAGAACGGCGGTCGATCATGTCAAAGTAACCGTCATCTGACTGCACATAGGCGAAACGCTCATACCAGCCCTCTTTTTCGACACGGCCCAGCTCTTTGCGCTCCACCTCGGCCACGATAGCGGCTGCGGCATCAGGGTATTGGGGTGTCGGGGCCAACTTACTGAGAGCGCCCTCCATTGCAGCGACCAGCAGTTCCTCACGCAGGCCGGGGGTGTGCTTGGGGCCACCATTGTCGGCCACCCATTGCAGAAACACAGACGAATCCAGCTCGGTGCAGTGTGAGTGCAAACAGCAAAAGGCGCGGCTGGCAGGCAGGTAGCGGCCCTCGGGGTTGCCATCGGTGTGCTGGGCGCTGTTGGGGCAAGTGATACCGGCCCAGCCCTCTTGGTTGGGCTTGGACAGCAGCATACCGTTGTCGGACAGCCACACCATCACATCGTCAGTGCCGTCGTCCGAAATACGAATCGGGCGGTAGGCGTCCTCGGCTTCGCCAGGCGTCACGTTCAAGGCGGCGCAGATCTGCTCGAGGGTGAAGTCACGCTCGGGCTTGAACTCGCGCAGCTGGGCGGCGAATTTATCGCGGCCAGGCTTTAAGTTAATCGAGCCGGGGATGCGGAAATTACGCACAGCGTTGATCGCGCCTTTGTCGGTGTAACCCGCCTCGGCAATGGCAGCGATAGCCGCGCTGAACTCGGCTTTGGTGGGCTGCTCGCTGAACACATAACCCCACTGGAACGAACCGGGGCTGGTCTCGATCTTCCATGTCGGCTCAAGCGGCGGGACGTTGGGGGCTTTGTCAGGGTCACCCACGTCGTCCAGCACCATCACCAGCACATACTCGCACGCGGCGGCGCTGGCGCTGGGGTGGCCATCTTTGAAGCGGTCGATGATAAAGCTGGCGGTGTTGCCGTAAATGGCCCACTCGGGCTTGACCTTGGCCGTGGGCAGCATGGCAGGCCATGTGGCCTTGATAGCCCCGTTGGGGTGGAGCTGCATCTCGCCCTCCCTGAACTGGGGTTTTTGCCGCACCAGCAAAAAAGTTTCCCCCTCGGGGGCAAGTCTGGTAAGATGCTCTACGAAATCTTTCACGGGTTTCTCCTTTAGTTGGAACTTCAGCCCCGGCCTAACCCGCCGGGGCTTTCTTTTTTACAGTGAACAGACCCTGCACGTTGGTGCATTGCCGTCACCGCGAATCTTGCGACCACTGGCAAACTCAACGGCCAGGTCTTTAAGCGATGCGGGCCAATTGTCGCGCTGCGGCGACCGGAACGTGTGGCCCAGCTTTTCTTCAACGGCCACGCCCTTGGCGTACTCTTCAGGGTAGTCACGCCAGAGATCACGCCACTCACCCAAACGCTGATACGGGCACACGGCGCAGTCTGTGCGGCGGGGGATCGTCACACCGCGCTCACCGAGGTACTTCCACACGTCGGCTTCGTTCCAGCCCCACTCGCGCATCGGGAAGCGGATCTTCATGTCTTCGCCGTAGATGCCGCGTCGGGCTTCTTCATCGGCACGCAGGCCAACGTAAAGCACCGACCCTTCGGGCAGCGTTTCAAAGTATTCGATAGTGGGTTCGATCTTCAAAATGCGCGTACACCATCTGGCGCGAAAGTTGGGCAGCATTTGCATCTGGTCAATCAGGCCATACAAGTCGGTCGTGTGGCCCACTTTTTTAATGGGCAAGCCAAGCATCTGCTCCAGCTTGGCCCAGTGCTCGACCATCTCGGGCAACTCGTTGCCGGTGGCGTTGCAGATCAGTTCGTACTCTCGCGGTTCGGTTTCCATCAAACGCAACGCAAGCGCTGTGGAGTCTTTACCTCCACTCAGTCCAATAACGTGTTTCATGAATACCTCGTTGTTGTGACACCTTCAGCGGCCAAAGGCAGGCCAGCCGCCCATGCAGGCGGGGTACACATGATTTGGTGCATCCGCGCAGCGACCGCCTCGGCCTCGGCCTCGGGGCACTCGACCACGATCTCGTCATGGACGTGTAGGACCACGCCATCAAGCTGGCGCAGTGAGTGTCGCAAGATGTCGTGCGCTGCGGCCTGCGTGACGTTCTCGCAAGCCAGACCACGCCACAGACGGGCGCGGGGCCACTCTTTGGCGTCAGCGGCGGGCTTCCAGGCTGCTTTGGTGTACGTCACGTTGCCTTCATCATCAAATTTGGCGTTGGGGTAGCACAGCACCCGACCGGAGGGCAAAGCATACCAGAGCGTTTGGCCGTCGAACAAGTACACAACACGCCCTGCTTTAAATTCATGCCCTTTGTTTCTCATGGCCCGAAGGTACGCGCCTTCCAGTTGCTGACCATGCGCCTGCGCCCACGGGTTCGCCCTGCGCCAGCCGTCCACGGCCCGTTGCACCTCACCCGGCGACAGCCGGATGCCGTAGGCGCGGCCAAACACCTCAAACGCGCCTGCGCCACCCAAAAAGCCAAGGGCCAGCTCTTGCACCTTGCCCACTTGGCGCTGGTCACCAGCAACATCTTCGTAAGGCACACGAAAGGTGGCGGCTGCGTTGACCTTGTACGGGTCAAGGCCGGACCGAAACACATCCAGCTTTTGCTCACCTGCTGGGCAGTTGGACAGCCACGGATGCACACGGCCCTCGATAGCCGACCAGTCGTAGGCAATCAGGACGTGGCCGGGCTTGGCAATCAGCGCAGGCCGGAGCATCCCTTTGAGCACATCTGTAATGCGGCGACCAAATCTCGGCGTGATTGCGTGGCCACGCACCATAGCGTGGCGTACTTCATCAGGCTCTTTGGCGCACTTGCGGGTAAAGTTGTGAACTTGCGCACCATAGCTCGACGCTCGCCCGGTGGCAGCCCCTCCAGCAAAAACGAAAGCGCCTCGGACTCGGTGATCTTCTTCATCGGCGAGGTTTGCGAGGCGGTTGAACTTCGCAACCGAAGACGCCCAGAGGTCGTCCGCGCATTGGATAACGTCTGCAACATGGGGCGGAATCTCATCAGGGTCTTCCATCGCAAGCAAGTTGGCCCGCACAGTCTTGTCAATCGAATACTTCTCGCCGGTCCACATCAGCTTCTTGGCCTCTGGCCCGACGCGCTCCAGCACCCACTCGCGCATCTTAGGCGAGCGCACGCTGGTGATGACGCCCTCGGTCACCTCGGACACGATCTGCTGAATCTCGACGGTCTCGTCAGCGGAGTATTTGACAGCCGCTTGGCACAGCGGCACGTCCACCAGCACGCCACGGTCGTTAATGCGCTCGTTGGTGTGATAGTCGGCCAGCTCGTCCTCAGACAGTGGCCGCAGGGCCTTGCTGATGGCACGCATGGACCGCACGTCCTGCTCGCAATACTCGACCATCTCGGCCATCAGGGCGGCGTCCTCACGGAACTGGCCATTGGCCTGCGGCACGGACAGCAGCCGGATCAGTTGACTGCCACGGTGGTCCTTGCGCATGTCAGCGCCAGCAAAGCGGCCCACGTCCTCCAGCGAGCCAGGCGCACAGTTGGCGCGGGCTTGTGCTGCGGTGCAATAAAACGATTCTAGGGGGTAGTTCTTCTGAAGAACATACCAAAAAATTAAGCGCTCGAAAGCGGCGTTGTGGGCGTAGATCATGTGGCCCGTAAAGTCAGGCAGCGGCTGACCGGGCAACCAGGTGACGACCTCATCATCACCGAAGGCGTAAGACATGCACAGCACTTCGGTGCTGGCGTCCATTGCGTAGTTGTAGACGCCTTTGGCCTTCAGGTCACAGCGGCTACGGGTTTCAAAGTCAAGCCAAATCATGATAGGTGGGGCCTACTCGCTGCACTGCGCTCTAGAGTCCATGACGGCACTACACAGCATCCGCTTTCGGCCCCGATTTCACTTAGGCCGCACGACGACGACGGCCAGCAGCAGGCGCTGCCTCGGCTTCTTCAACCGCTGGCGCTTCAGCAGCGCCGTCCATGCTGGCCCACTCCACGATCTCAAACACCGGGGTGTAGATGCGACCGTAGGACTTGTGGACGTAGTGGTCCTTCTTCAGGCGCACGATGGCCACGGGCTTGGACTGGTCCTTCTCCACTTGCGTGGCGATGGCAACGCCCAATGCTTGCACGGCCTTCTTACCGCCGACCGAGGTCGTGGTGAAGCGTGCTTCCATGTCCTTGTCCTCACCCACGAGGCACTTCAACGACATGCCGATCTGCGTTTCCCAGCCGCGCTTGGCACCGGGAGGCGCTACGTCAAGCTCTGGCAGGGGGTGCTGCACGCCGGTCATCTTCTCGCCAAGCACTTCGCCGTCACCCCAGGCGATGAAGCCGTGGACGAAAGAGAAAGGATTGACGGCCCAAGTAGAGTCGTCTTCGACTTCGGTTTGATCAGCACCAAACACCCAATGGCCGGTCTTGTCCATTTTCAGGATGACGACACCCGATGTGCCTGCGCCTTGTTCAAGCGAACGCAATGCGGTGGAGAGGGTGGTAACTGCTGGCAGATTTGCGAGAGAAAAAGTTGACATGATTGTCCTTTACTGAAGTTTAAGAAGGGCCGCAGATAACTGCGACCCGATTTGCAACACTGCTGGGCGAGGGTCATCCTCGCTTGCCAGTGTTGTACCTGACGACTCGGACTTCACCAAGCCTTCTGGCAGGTCGGCCCAGCGCTTTTTAAGCGCCTTCTCGGCCTGCGCAGGAGACATAACTGAAGTCTCGACTACGACAGATTCTTTGAGGCCCATGTCCAGCAACGCCTGCTTGGCTTTGCTCTCATCGGTCCATTTACGTCTTGCTTGCTTCTGTACAAGTTTATACCCCGGCACAGGCATATCCTTCTCAAGCAACTGGAGCGCCAGACCACGCAGGTCTTTGATCCAGTCTTCCAAGAGGTCTGCATTCTTCAGGTATCGGCCCAGCATGTTAACGTCTATTTCTTTCAGTTGCACTTGCAGGGCGCGGTCCACAGCGCCGGTCATCTTTGGGCAGATGGGCTTGCCTGCGCACCAGCGGCAGTGGTCACCCACGGCCAGCTTGGCGTCCGGCTGCTGCGCGGCCTTGACGGCCTGCACCAGCTCTTGCTCAAACTGCTTGATGCGCTCTTTCGTGGTCACCCAACGCTTCATCATCGGCGGCTGAATGATCACGCATTCGATCTCAGTCGCGCCATCAAACGCCCATGCTGCCTCGGGGGTACGCATACTGGCGGCGGCGTAGAACATAAGCTGTGCGTTCTCTACTGCGTCAACCACCACACCGTCACCAAACTTCCAGTCCAAAACAATAGCACGGCTACCAATACGACCGACCAAATCCGTGCTGCCGAAAACATTAGGTAAGAAATCACCGAATCCCACACGGGTCTCAACTTCATACAGCATCTCCTTGTCGGGGTCTACTTCGTCCAGCAGCGCCAGCGCCACCATGATCTTTTCGTCGTAGAGGTCTTGTGTCAGGACTTGGCCTTCGTATGTGCGGCCAATCACGTCAACGCTTTGGTCTTCCAAGATAGCGCTGATGGCGTCGTGCAGCAGTGTGCCGCGATCTGCGTGTTCGCTGGAGGGCTTGGGCGGCATCTTATTGACAAGCGCCACGCTGCCAGGGCAGGTGATGACGCGCTTGGCGGTCGAGCCTCCGACGATATTACTGTGCTGCATCTTCTGTCTCCTGAGTTAAGGCGATCAATGCGTCGCGCAGTTGCTCGGCCTGCTTGCGTGTCAGGTGGGTGGATGCGTAGCCGCAGTGACGCATGACGCTGATCCAGACGCCCTTTTCGTAGGCGCTGACGTTGATGCTGCTGTAATCGGCGGCGGGGATGTGATATTCCATTTGACTGTCCTTTAGTTGATGAGGACTTGATCTTAACACACAAAAAATAATTTGTGCAAAACTTTTTTTCGTGTATTATTCGGGCTATGAAAACACACACCGTCGAAATTACACTTGCAGAACTGCAAACCGCCTTGCGCGAATACTGCTTGAAGCATGGGCACAACCCAAGCCAAGTGGTGATCGTTAGCTACGCAAAAACCATATCGGTCGAACTGGAGCCTGACGGCTTGGTGATCGCAGATGAGTTTAAGCATCGTGCTTGAGAAGCAAGTTGAAGCCTACCTCGTCAAGCGCGTCAAAGAGCTGGGCGGTCGGGCGTACAAGTTCACCAGCCCTGCGCATCGCGGCGTGGCCGACCGGATCGTGTGCCTGCCCAACGGCCAGACATGGTTCGTTGAGGTCAAGACCGAGGGCGGCAGGCTGTCCGAGTTGCAAAAGGTCTTCGCCAGTGACATGGCGCTGATGAACCAAAGGTATGTGTGCCTGTGGAACAAAGATCAAATAGATGGATGGATTAAAGAACATGAATAAGCAAGCCATACGGTATGCGGCAGTTGAAGCTGGTTTTGACGCGCCGTTTTCTAAAGAAACAATAGATAAGTTTGGGGTGTTTCTTGTTGAGTATTCCAGGCTAGAAGGCCTTCTGTACACCCCCGAACAATTTGCAAAATGGGAACAAGAAATTCGCGATGCCGAGCGTAAAAAAGTAAACCAAAAAAATCGAAAAGATTTGTACAAGTATTGCCAGGCGTGGAAATGCGATTAAGGCCATATCAAGACACAGCGGCTGACTTCTTGTACGAGCACGACCGCGCCATGATCCTGGCCCCGGTGGGTGCTGGCAAGACAGCCATCACGCTCACAGCCATGCAGGCCATTCTCAAAGACGGCTACGCCATACGTTTTCTCGTGCTGGCACCCAAGCGTGTCTGCACCGACGTGTGGCCTGTTGAGCAGCCTAAGTGGGCACCCGGCTGCACTCTGGCTGTGGCCGTGGGCACACCAGCGCAGCGTAAAGCGGCGCTCAACAGCGGCGCTCAGATCATCGTGACCAATTACGACAACATCCAATGGCTGGCCGAGCAGAACTTAGCGCACATCAACGCCATTGTGTTTGACGAGCTGACCAAGCTGAAGAACCCCTCGGGCGCTCGTTTTAAGGCGCTCAACAAAGTCATTGGCGAGATGGGCATCCGTTGGGGCCTGACGGGCAGCTTCACCAGCAACGGCCTTGAGGACGTGTTCGGCCAGTGCAAGATCGTGGACCAGTCGCTGCTGGGCCGCGCCAAAGGCGCGTTCATGCAGCAATACTTCACGCTGATCAACAAAGACTTTGGCGAGTGGGAGCCACGTAAGGGTTCACTGGAGCTGGTCATGCAGCGCATCAAGCCCGCTACGTTCGTGCTGGAGCCTGGCGAGTACAAGGACAAGTTGCCACCCCTGCACACCGTTGAGGTGGCCTGCAAGATGGACATGACCAGCTACAACAAGATGAAGAAGGACTTTGTGCTGGACGACGTGGTGGCGGTCAACGCTGCTGTTGTCACGCAGAAGTTGCAGCAGATGTCGTCTGGCTTCCTGTACTCTGACAACGGCCCGATCTGGTTGTCGTCGCACAAGTTTGACCGCCTTGAAGAACTGCTTGATGAGAACCAACATGCCAATACCTTACTTGTTTACCAATACCAAGAAGAGCTTGCCGAACTCAAGCGACGCTTCACAGTTACAACACTCGATGACGACGACGCCATCGAACGCTGGAACCGAGGCGAGGTCAGGTTGCTTGCCGTCCACCCCAAGTCAGCAGGCCACGGTCTTAACCTCCAACATGGTGGATGCCACATCATCTTTTTGTCCCTGCCCTGGTCGCTTGAACTGTATGAGCAGACAATCGGGCGCTTGCATCGTAGCGGCCAGCGGCATGACGTGTGGTGCTACGTATTTCTGACCGACGCTACTGTCGATCACAAAATCTGGGGCGCGTTACATGACAAACTATCTCTTTCCCAAATCGCCTTGGAGGCACTTAAATGAAACGAATCGACCAATGGAAAGCCAAACTGCGTGCGGCCAAGTCTGAGCTGCGGCACAAGACGCGCCAGCTCAACGCAGCGCAGCGAACACACGCCCATACAACCAAACTGATTGAACAACTGGAGAAGAAAATTGAGCTACACATGGCGAAAACTTAATGAGGTGCTGGCGTTGCTGCCAGAAGTGGACGTCAAGGCGCTGCTGGACTCCGAGATGGCCGGTCCCCGCCGCGTCAAGGTGATTGAGCGCCTGCACCAGCGATACAACACGCTGCGGGTGGCCAGAGAGAGGGCCGAGCTGCTGGCGCTGGCCACCAAAACATGAGCAGGTTTGCTGCGTGGGAATCGCGCAACCTGGCCAAGTTTGCCCAAGACGCCGCTGTGCGGTTGTCTGAGCAAGAAGCGCTGATCGAGAGTCTGCAAGCAGACTTGAAGACAGCGATCCGTGCCTACCGGCACTTAATAATCGAAGGAGCAAACCGTGAACAAAACAATACCGTGGATTCCAGTGGGGCATCCTGATTTCAAATGGAGCAGTGGCTCTGATGTGCAGGCGCTGTGGCGCAAGTACGGCTGGACACCGCCATCCGAGAAGATCACGCCGCCGCCAGTGGTCAACAAAGAACCAGCGTGGATAACATTCAAAAGGACTTGATGTGACCAAACTATGCGATGAATGCGAAACCGTGGCGCATTGTCTGAAGCACGGCTGTATTCCAAAGCAAACTGCCCTCGACAAGAAGGCAGAGAACGCCAGAGAGTTGGGGTTGGACTATGAGCCTGTGGGGCAATATAGCGACATCGTTTCGGACGGTGGGCTTGACCCTCGCAACAAGTTTGACGCCACCCCACCCACAGCACAGCGGCAATGGGTTGGGCTGACGGATGAGGAAAAGCGGCAAATATTTGAGCGCAAAGAAGATTATCAAGGCTGGCTTGACTACATCAACACCATCGAAGCCAAGTTGAAGGAGCGCAACGTATGAGAAAAATGATCGACATGGCTGAAGAAGCTGGAATGACAGGCCTGGAAGATGGTGGCTTGTTTGACAATTTCTTGGTTTTTGAAGCCCTTGCTCGTGCTGATGAGCGTGAGGCGTGTGCAAAGATAGCAGATTTGGCAGAGCCTTACCAAGCAGCCGATTTAATCCGAAACAGGGGGAACACATGACCCAATGTAAGCACCGCTGGATACTGACGCCATCACCACACCGCACTCAGTACCACTACCAATGCGCCAAGTGCAATGAAGTGGCATGGGCTACATTGAAAGAAAAGAATGACCTGTAAATGCCACACCGACTCGCCCTTCTTGTGGGCCAGTAATCCACGCCCCAGCATATTCGCCAGAGACGTGTATTTCAGGCCCAAGCGAGTACAGGTGTACGAGAGCTTGACCAAAGAAGAGAACGTCTTGGCGTACAAGCAGTTCAGCATCCACAGCCGGGCGCATCCTAAGATCAAGCCGACCAAGAACAAGCACGAGCTATGAAAAAGAAAAGCAAGTACAAACCTCGTGGGGTGCGCTACGACAATATGTCATGGCTCATCGCAGGCATGAAGAAGGTGGGCACGCTGCCCACTGCTGGCGTGGCGCTCAAACTCAAGAACCACGAGGCGCTTGATTCCATACTGACAGGCCAAGGCACTAAAGACCACGTTGACGTGATAATTTCAGCGGTCAACATGAGCGAGGCGCTGATCAGAATACGCGCTGATCTGGGGCGTGACTGGGCTGACGAGATCAGGGCCGCGCAAGATGCCGTCTACTCGATGGGCGTGCGCGGGCACGAGAAGGGATCGTTTGTTTTTACGGGGCCAGAGATGGCCGCTGTAAAGCTGATCATGGATCTGCACGACAGCCAGCTTGACGATTGCACTGTCAGGGAGATGGAGCAGGCCTTGTTCATCGTTGAAGAAGAATTCAGGATGCGCAAGGCCCGGTCAATCGTTAAGACGGCTACGCTACACCCTTAGATTTCTCAAATGATCTCATTCCAGCGATGCCCAATATTCCTGACAAAATGACCCATAGCTGGTCAGAGTCTATTACAGGCGGGGGTGTCAGTTCTTTGGGAATCCAGCCTACCCCTTGCATCCATGTCCAGCCCCACAGCATGAGTGGGTAGAGCAAGAACTGATAGGCCATAGCCGCTGCACCGATCCAGCCGATAGCAGGACGCCACCCAGCTACGAAGATGCTGCTGTGTTGGGCTTCTGCCTTGTTAACCTCGATTTGAGCGATGTCTAGCCGCTGATCTAATTCCTTCTCGCGCAGCGCCATGTCAAGGCGTTCTTTGTCTGTGGTGATCAGGTCGGAGGCAATCTTACCTACCGAGTCAATGACAGTGCCGATGCCAAATAAGTTCATGACTTTAGCCCGTTCAGTGTTCGGTTGATCCAGCCCACCAAGAACTTAATCTGCGTTCGGTCACGCTGCACGATGTCACGGTAACGGGTGATCTTTGCCAAGGCGTAAGACAACACGAACTTCTCGGGATCGGCAGCGTTTATGGCTGCAACTGTCCGAGGGCCAAAGGCTCCATCAGGCGTGGCGTCAATGACCAACTGCGCCAGCACTTTGGCCGGACGCCCGGTGTTGACGTAAAAGTTAAAAATGTCGGACGCGATGACTTGACTGGTGATCTGGTCACCACAAATGTCGTCCCAGAATTTGACCTTGTAAAAGTCGTGAATAAGCTGCGCAGGAGGCGTGGAACCCGTGTCGATGTGCTGCCACCCATCCCATTTGGGGTGCATGTTACGGGCGATACCCGCATAAGTTTGACCACCCCTGTCACCGGGCACATTGTGCAGCACGTAGCCACCCTCGTCGCGAATCATGCGCTCGTATGCTGGTTTAAAGTCGGCCATACATCGCCTCAATAAAAACACGGGCGCACCATACGACAAGCCCAACAAGAAGGACCGCAGCGATGAAACTGACGGCCCAGTCTCTCATGGTCAAAGTCCAAAAAACTTTTTGACAACTTCAGCCGCAACGCCAGGGCCGAGCAAGACCGCAGCGATTACTGCGTAAAGCAGATACTCGATCTTGGCCATGCGCTTGGAGCCTGACTCAAAACTTTTTTGAATGCCTTCGTAACGATGGGCGCACACTTGCTCGTGCGTGGTCAGTCGTGCGTCTGTTGCGCTAATTTGCTCATTCATTTACTTCACCAATGCGTTTTTGTTGGGACTCTTAGGAGCCAACTGGTTTGGCTGTTGCAGTGATTTCTCAAACTGCTTCTTCACTTGGCGTGTACGCGCAACTTCAGCAACTGTTTGCACGCCAGGTAGGCGCACGGGCAATTTCTGCAAAGCCTCAAGGCCACGCAAGACAGCGCCAGAAGTGTTGCTGTAATTGACAACGCCAGGCTCTTTGACCACCACATCTTTGATGGCATCTCTCAGATCCATGATTTGATCACGGCCAGACTTACCATACATGTAAACCAGTTTGTCTTCGTTGTCCAACTGGTTGATCAACGTGTTCAGGTTTCTGAAAGACATCTGATCACCCTTGGTGAGCAAATCTTTCATCTGTTGAATAGTCTGACCTTGCAATTCTTTGTAGGCTTGTTGCCCGGCTGGTCCACCTTTTTTCAGCAAGGTGGTGACCGTGCGCATTTCTTCCAAAGAGCCGTCCAACACAATATGCTTGAACACATCGTCAAGCGCCACCCTGCGGTCAGCATAACCAGACTTGGTGCTCAACAACTTGTCCACTCTGGACACGTCTTCAAACTGCTTTGCCAATTGCTCTCTGGCTTTGCGTGCCGCTTGATACAACTCACCGCCAGCACCCTCACCCATCTGGGTAATGATGTTTTTCATAGGCTTGGCGTTTGCCGAATCCTTGACTGTGCCAATTTGCTGGTAGATGTCTTCAAGAGCACGCACAGAAATTGCGCCAGTATTTTGTGGGTCATTCATTCTCAATGACTCAGCCACAGAATCCAAGATTGGGTCTAGCTTTTGGCGCTGTGTTGGCGTCTTGGTGTTGATGTAATCCAGCAAACTTTGATACGGCACCTGCTGCAATGTTTCGCCAGCGTTGTCGGCTCGGGCATATAACTGCTTGTACGCATCAAATTTCTTGGTGTACTCGTCGTTCAACGCCTTGTCTACGATTCGGCCCACAGCCCTCATTTGCGTTGGGTCGGCAACTTCTGCACCGACTTCGTTAGTCATGCGCTCAAAGTTGTTGACGATGTCTTGTTTTTGCCCTGCTTTAAATGCTCTGGATTTTTCAGACAATTCAATTTTTACGTCTTCCGGAATGCCAGCAATGACGCCACGCTGCACTTCAGACTCAAACTGTTGCTTCTGCAAATTCTTTTCACGCTCACCAGCAGTGGCACGGATACCCAAACGCTGCAAACGCTCTTGGCGCATCAGATCTTCTGCGGTGGTCGCAGCGCCCATGCCTTGCATTTGAGGCTGTTGTGGCGTTGGCAATACCCGCGCCAAAGCATTCTGCACAGGTGGCACAACTTGAGCAACCATTGGCCGAGCAGCCGCAGTGGTTTGCTGAAAAGCAGGGACAGCCAAAGCATTGAGGGTGGTGCCAACACTGCCAAGTGTTGGTGGCAATGCCGCCGTCAGAGGCTGCAAAAACTCACCAAATGCACCCAAAGCTTGTTGTGCAGTCTGTGTGCGGGGCTGATACTGAACAGCTTTCATGCCAGCTTCCATAGCCTTGCGGCCTTCTGGCGTGTTGATGCCTTTGCCACTGGCAGCAAGTGAGATGCCGCCGGCAATTGGAGATATCAAGCCACCGCCCAAAGTAGCGCCAAGCGCCAATGGCGTTTCTATGATGCCAGCAATACGATCACGCATTGACACTTCTGGTGGCTTAACACCAGTCACCACATTTTCAGCGCCAGGAATTGCCGCAGCCGCGCCCAGCCCAATGGTCTTGTAAAAGTCCATCTTGGGGATCTGGCTGTAAAACTTCTGGTGCAGCGAGTCGGCCAGCTTGACATCTGGCACGGCATCGTATTGTGGATACTGTGCGCGGAATTCTGCAAGTGTTGCCATGATTAAGGGATTCCTGGTAAGCCCAATGGATTGGTCGCGCTTGAGCCTGGCAACCCAGTGCCCAAAGACTCAAGAGCCTTCTTTGTGGCTTTTGGTTGACGGCTGTAAGTGGTTTCAAGGCTGCCTGCGCTGCGCTTCAACATGTCTTCAATTACTTTGATTTGTTCTTCAAAGCCTTTTTGGCTTGTCATCTTTCCAGCCCATGAAGCAGGGTTAGTAAGTTGCGACTCAATGATGGACATATCAGGTCCAGCCAACGCGCCAAGTGTGTACAAGTCTTTTACGCCCATTAACAGCGATGTGTATTTGGCCTGCATTCTGGCTGTGTCTGCGCCAGCCGGCAGGAATTTTGCACCTGTGGCTAACTTCTTGCCAACTTCATCCCTAAATTCTTTCAGAGATCCAGCCAAACCTGCCAATTGCATGTCTGTGTCATTAAACTTAGCTGGAGCGTCTTTTGTACCTCGCACTGGCGTACCAGGCGTCCGAGCACCTTCAACAGCAGGCATTGGCATTGCTGCTGGAGCAGCAGGCCGATCAAGCACGCTGGTCATGCCGGGGATGGCTTGAATTGTTGGTGCAGGCAGTCTTGGACCGGGCATACCGGCACCCGGTGCTGCGGCTGGTGCAACTGGTGCAGCTTGAATACCATTTGGACCATACACCACAGGAGTTGCCACACCAGTGCGAGTGTTGACCGCCAGCAATCCAGATGGGTCTTCTTGGATCGACATTGTGGGATTAGCTTTTTCAAACGCAAACTTCTGCTGCGCCAAAGAAAGTTGGCCTTGCGCTGTGCGCTCACCAATAGTCGGTGTCTTGGTAATAGCCGCACCAGCAATCGGCTGACCGTAACCCGGCATCATTGGGTTGTCCTGAATACTCAAAATCTGACCGCCTGCTTCTTGGCGTACAGTCTTGGGCAGCATAAAACCAAGTTGATCCTTGGCGTCCAATAGTTTGAGAATTGCATTTGCCCGCCAACCCTTATATTGGTCAGGCGTCATGTTTTGAAGATTTTGAATTTCACGTGTGGCCGTTGCCATGTCAATCTCGCCACTCTTAACTGCTTTTGTCAGTTGATCAATGGCAATTTGAGGTGTAGCCGCAGCACCGGCGCTTTGCCAAGCCCGGTTAAACTTTTTTTCTTGTAACGCAAATTGATTTTTTTCAATCTCGCCTCGGGTTTTCTCCAAAATAGCTGCGGCAGATTGACGCTCTGCTTCGGTTTTGAGAAAGCCGGGGATAATACCGCCTTGACCACGTTGCGCTGCTTCGGTCACAAATGCGTTGACGTTGACGCCACCCTTGGTGGGGTCAAAGTGTTTTGCAAACAACTCGTTTTGAATAGTAGATGCTGCTTCAGCACGTTGCGCAGCCCCAAGCTGAAACCGAGCCAGTTCTTGCGCTTGCTGACCACCTTGGATCTGTTGAATCTGGGCGTACTCTGCCAACGCATTCCGAGGCTGGAACTCGGGCATACGAAACGACATTGCGATGTTGGGGTTAACGAGTGCCATAAATTATCTCCCGCCGTATTCGGACATGCCGGAATAATCAAAGCCTGTACCTGTCGTGCCTGTACCGCCACCAAAACCACCTCGGTTACCAATCAGTTGGTTAAACAGCGCGTTCTGATTTTGCTGCTGGTTGTAATTCATGTACGAACCCAAGCCTTGAGTCAACGCGCTAGCGCCCCCCATGTAGCCAGATGCTCGGGCTTGGGCTGCTGCGCCCATTGCTTGGCCTACATTGCCAGCCATTGTTTGCCCCGCTGCACCAAGTTGTTGCGAGGTTGTTTGACCCATGCCCGCCAGCGATTGCAAAGGATTCAATTGGCGGTCGCGTTCAACGCCGTATCGGTTAAATGCGTTTTGGTATTCCTGCGATGCAAGGCCTTGGCCGAATCGCTGGATGCCTTGTAGCGCAGCGCCTGACAGTAGGCCACCACGGGCAGCAGCGGATCGTTCCAGCCCCTTCATACCTTCGGACATGCGAAACGCATAGCCAGGATCGGCTTGAAACTGCTGCATCCCAAATGGTGTGTACTCGGACGCCAGTGGTGCCAGCTTGTTCAACGCGTTGACACCGGCTTCACGAAACGGCGCTTGCAACTCAACCTGACGGTTAAACTGTTCGCGTTGCAGATCCGCTGCGCGATCTGCGGCTGCGGCTTGAACATCTGCTGCTTTACCTGCGGATCGAGACCCAAGTAAAGAACTGCCCAAAATTGCGGCAGGTATCATCCATGCGGCCATAGTATTCTCCTTAAGTCACTTCGCGCCCGCTGACGCGCATGTTGATGGCGCTGGCGGTTCCAGCGATTGTACTGATGAAGCTGCCAGGACTCAAAACCTGTCCGACCAACTCAGGGAACGTGTAGACCTCAGACGGCTGAAGGGTCTTGGTCTTGGTGATCAGGTTGCTGTTGCCAGGAGAGCCAGCAAGCGTAACCAAGTTGACCGAGATCGTGGCAGGACTGGCGCTGTAATTGGTCGCGGTGAACTTGTCAATGATTGCGGTTACACCAGTTGCGGTGTACTGAGTTGTTTGGCTGCTTGCAACATCTTTTGATGGCACAAGATTTTTGACGGTAACGGTCATGTTTAAACTCCTTGAAATGTAGGTACGGATGCCAGCGACACAGTTAAAATTGCAGAAGGTATCGCAGGGCGTACAGGGCTAGTTTGAGCACCGATGTATTGAATTGTAGTGGCCGCATTCGTGGTTGACCACATCAGTTCAATGTATTCATCCGCAGCCAAGTCAATGAACAAATTTAACGCCCCAATTAGGTGCCCATCTACGGAGCCGTGTCGGTTTGGTATAGAGAACTGGCTGTTGGAGTTTGATACATCTGTGCCGTTCTTACGCATCCAAATATCAGTGTCATGGATGTTGGAGTCGGTGTTTACAAACTGAACGCTGAACTGCACGTTATATACCCCGGCAACCTCACACCGTATTTTCGACTTGCAAGTGCCTGTGATCGTCGTAGACGCCACAGTCTGCGATATGCTGACCACATAAGTACCCGTGCTACCGTCAGTGCCGGTCAACTGAGACACAATACGAGTGCCTGCGGTGACGCCCGTGCCTGTAATTACCATGCCGGGGTAAATTGGCCCCGACGCAATTGCCGTCACAGTCATGGTGGTCGTGGCAATTGAGGCCGTGAACACGGCTGTGCGGTCTTCCAGTACCACGTTTTTGCTGAACTGAGTGGTGTCGTACAGCAATGGGTAAGCCGTGGTTGTTGAGCCGTCGGGCTGGTCGGCAGTGCTGTAAAACGAACCGTAGATGTATTCAGGAATCTGAGGCGTTGCGGGTGGTCGCACCTCTAGCGCCTCAATCTGCGCTTGCAATTCGGCTGTTAATTCGGTGCAAGGACTCGCAATCTGCGCTTCAAGTGCTTCAATCTGCGCTTGCAATACCGTTGTTAGTTCAATGCAAGGGCATTCAATCTGCGCTTCTAGCGCCTCAATCTGCTTTTGCAACTCAGCGATTTGCTCAAGTGCGCTTTCTTGAGTCGGTTGCTTTTCAAGCGACTCAATGTCAACAGTGATTTCAACAAAGTCCTCTTGGGTGGGCATCGGTGGACCCACTTGTAAGTCTGTCAAAGTTGTCGTGTTCTGGCCCCCACCAGTCAGCACAAACAAGTTTAAGAGGAACCTGTACCACTCACGCGAAATCAGGCCGTTCCTCGGGTCCAAAAAAGGAACCCGAGGAGGCGTGATGTTGGTAAGTTGAGAGGTTGCCATTATGCTGTGGTTGAGCTAAGGATGAGTTCAGCGCCAGTGATGGCGATCTTCACAGGGTCAGTGCCAGATACCTCATACACCCGGTCACGCAGTTTGAGCGTCATGCCCAAACGCCGCCAGAACGTACGTTGCCCATAAACGCCAATTTTGCCGATGGATGCCCAGTGTTCGCTAGACCATGTGTGTCCACCGTCATCGCTCCAGCGCAGCATGACTTGGGGGTCAAACCCTTGCACAAAGTTTGGCTGATAAATGTCGTACTGCTGATTGACAAAATCTAAAACTAGAGTTGGCGCTTCGGCTGGAAATCTTTCACCCGCTGGATCGTTCCCCGATATACCAACACCCGTTTCTAAATTAAGCTGAAGACTGTGCTGCGCGGTACGTTCAAAGTTGTTCTGGCCCGTAGGCAGCGCACGCCATGTGCGCAGCCACTTTTGAATCTGCCCGTCGTCCGAGTAGTCATCAAGATCAAAAGCGTAGATTTTGCCGTTTTGAAAGTCGCCGACCACAATCTCGTTGTTAAACGCCATCTGGCAGTTGCTGCGGTGCCGTGTAAAGTCACCGTTGTCAAACCCAGCTCTCTCGTGCCACGCCTGCGTCGCCACGTCATACACCCATGTGGTGTTGGCCGATGGAAAGATCAGCACATAAAAACTATGGCCGTCTTGTTGGTACGTGTACCCAAAAGCGTCGGTGATGTCGCTGTATTGTTGGATGTGCCACTCAACAGCGTGTGTTGAGATGCGGGTGCCCGTGTAGCCGTTGGCCCGGTAGACGATGCCCTTGCCACGGGCGTCAGAACCCAGCCAGAACACGCCGTTATCGAGTTTGGCAAGCGAGTAAGGGGATATGCAGCCAATCTCGTTAAAAGCGCCTTGGATGCGCTGTAATGGGAAGTCTGGGGTGCCTGCGTTGTACCAAACCTCGACCGAGTTGGTGCCCAGCACCCAGACCTCACGGTGGTCAACAATCAAACCAGTGACTTCATCGGGGGCACCTTCGGCGCTTGCAAAATCCAGCGGGTCCACGGACAGACCGTCCAGCAGACTGGTAACCCAAATTTTTTGACTGTTTGGCTCGTTGAACACGAAGTAGCCGTCCAGATAGCCCACGCTTACCGCACCAGGAAAGTCTGGGTCAGTGATCTGCTGGAACACGTTTGTTGTGTTGTTGTAGATGTAGCTTGGCCCGTTGGCTGCGATAAACAACTGAGTGCCGTTATCAGCAATGCTCACAGGGCCAGTGCCTACCACAGTGCCCAGCAGTGTAGCCGTGTAGCTGCGGTTGATCTTGAACAACTGAGTGCCCGACACGACGAAGGCGGTGTTGCTGTCAGGTGCAAAATCCCACAGACCACGAATTGGACCAGTGCCGATTGTTGCCAGTCGGCGCAAGCCTGGTGCGCGGTTTAAAAACGCAGGCTCTAGTCCACCCTCGGGGATGACTTCGGGGAACAGGTTGACCATGCGGGCATCCGCAGCGTTGACGCTGCGGGTGACGTAGGATGAACCGAGGATGGGCGTCTTCATTAGAAGTTACCGGCGTAGATGTTGAACCGCTGACGATTTGCCACCACAGCATAGGGCAGACTCATCACATCGTATGGGTTGTTGATGCGCTTGAGGTTGCGCTTGCTTGTCATGGCAACGCGCTTCACCTGTGGGCTTGGCTCCACACCAAACTCGGGTGCAATTTCCATCGCCAAGTTGTAGG